GCTTACCGCAATTAGCAAGCGGTGAACTAGGTTGGGCTATCGATAGCCAAGAGTTGTACATTGGAAACGGTGCTGTATCCGAAGGTGCGCCTGCTGTAGGCAATACTAACATATTAACTGAACATTCTAATCTATTTGAATTTGCTGATTCCTACACTTATGAAAGTGATTCGGGTGTTATTCAAACAGGAGCATCTAGTTCTTCACCAATTGAAAGATCGCTTCAGGATCGACTCGACGACATAGTAAGTGTAAAAGCATTTGGTTGTAACGGTGACGGAACCGATTGCACAACAGAATTACAAAGAGCCATTGATCAGTTGTTTATTAATCCTGCAACAAAAGGTTCGACATCTAGTAGAGTTATACTTCATTTTGAACCTGGAACATATGCAGTAAATGGAACAATCTATGTTCCACCTTATGCTACTCTAAGAGGTGCAGGCAGTGATAAAGTTGTAATAGAACAAACTACAGATGCATCGGTATTTCAAACTGTAAACGAGTCTAGTACTCCAGGAACGCCTGCAAACGATTCTACGTCTACAACACTAAATCAAGCAAGATTCGTTGAAATTACAGGCATGACACTAGACACAAACGGAGCACAACCTGCTTTAGCATTGAATAGTTGTGTCGACAGTCACTTTGAAGATTTAAAAATTACAGGAACATTTACAAGCGGTGACACTATAACAGATTCTTCAGTTGGCATTAAACTGAGTGCATTAAGCACAGCAGTAACTTGTAAAAATAATATATTTAAAAATATTAGAATTTCAGGGTTTGCTTACGGAATAGAAAGCAAATACGATATTGTAAATAATCAATTTGATAATTGTAATTTACAAAGTTTAGGCTACGGCATTGTGTTTGGTAAAGACATTAGTCTAGGCTTACCAGGTGAAGTTACAGGTCCATTACACAATACCATTTCTAATTCATATTTTTATAACATTGACAGAAAAGGTCTTTGGATTAATTCAGGAACACATAATGTATCCTTTAACAATAAATTTATTCAAGTAGGTAATGAAGGCGGAACAGAAGGAAATGCAACTCATAGTGTAATCCATTTTGACGATTTGTACAACATTAGTGACAATGATTATTTTGAAAGAACAAATGACTTATCATTTAATCAACTTTTTATAACTGGTGTTCCTTTTGTTCCAACAATAGAAGGACATACATTTTCAGAAAACAGTTTTACATCAAGAGTCAATGTTGGACAACAAACTAGTCCAGTAAGATTGTTTAGATTACCAGCAGACGATAATAGAATTTATAAAATAGAATATTGGTATAGAAGTGACGTATATAACGCATTAAGAGCCGGCGAGCTGACTATTGTGTACGACAATACTACAGATGATTTTGCTTTATCTGATGAATATGATTACACTGGTGACTTTGCTTACAGAGATAGATTAAAATTTAATGCACTATCTGCAGACGAAGACTTTGATGCAACTAATGAGACACTTCTCATAACAGTTGAAAATGCAGCTATTGCAGACAACGGAATAATTCAATTTAAAGTAACAACAATTTCTTAATGTTCTATAAGATACATTACGAAGATAGACTATCAGCATATAGTCAATGGCGCCAGCAACTAGAATATGCTGAAGATCCTATTCAAGAAGTCATTGATAAGTACGATGATGCTCCAACTGTATCCATTAACTGTGATCCTTGGGATAGAAACACTTGGCCTTCCCCTTGGGAATTAATTTTAGAAAATGAGTATTGTGAGTATTGCAAAATCTTAGGAATGTGTTATACTTTACAATTAACAGATAAGTTTAAGGACGAGCAATTTGAGATACATATCTGTATAGACAGGTCGAATAACGACAGGATGTATCTTCTATTTGTTGGTGACAGAGTTTTAGGCTATTATTACAATGCTCATATACACAAAAATGAGCTGCCCGAAAGCATTATTTCTGAAACCATACACCCTATGCCTGCCTTACACTAAATAGACAACAACCAGACACAGAATTGGAGGAAAGATGTCCAACGGGATACAAATTTTAAAGCGCGACGGCAATAAAGAACACCTAAATATTGATAAAATTCACAAAGTAGTAGAACACGCCTGCGAAGGTCTAGCAGGAGTCAGTAGTTCACAAATCGAAATGAATGCCAACTTGCAATTTTATGATGGCATGACTACAAAAGAAATACAAGAAGTTTTAATTAGATCAGCAAATGATCTAATCAGTCTTGACACACCTAACTATCAGTTTGCGGCAGCAAGACTTTTAAGTTATTCTGTGAACAAAGAAGTGTTTGGTAGATACGAACCAATTAGTTTGTCAGACATGATTGAAAAAAATATAGAACGCAAAGTCTATAGTAAAAATATTCTTAAAAAATATACAAAAGAAGAAATAGACGCTTTAGACTCTTACATTAGACACAAGCGAGATGAGAACTTTACTTACGCTGGTATGAGACAAGTTGTTGATAAGTATTTGTGTCAGGATAGAAGCACTGGCCAATTGTTTGAAACTCCGCAATTTATGTACATGATGATTGCCGCAACATTGTTTGCTAACTATCCAAAAGAAGAAAGGCTACATTATGTAAGGAGATATTATGATGCGACCTCATTATTTAAGATCAACATCCCCACACCCGTTATGGCTGGTGTTAGGACTCCTGTACGCCAGTTTGCTAGTTGCGTACTTGTTGACAGCGACGATACTTTGGATAGTATCTTTGCCAGTGACATGGCTATTGGACGTTATACAGCACAAAGAGCCGGCATTGGAATCAACGCAGGAAGAATCCGCGCAGTCAACTCGAAAATTCGTGGAGGCGAAGTCGCGCATACGGGAGTAATTCCGTTTCTTAAGAAGTTTGAATCCACTGTAAGGTGTTGCACACAAAACGGTGTTCGTGGCGGGTCAGCAACTGTACACTTTCCACTATGGCACTTAGAGATTGAAGACATCCTTGTTCTTAAAAACAACAAAGGTACAGAAGACAATCGTGTACGTAAATTAGATTACTCAATCCAGTTGAACAAAACTATGTACGAAAGACTACTTGCTGGTGAAGATATTACTCTTTTCTCGCCGCACGAAGTTCCTGGACTATACGAAGCATATTTTGGCGATCCAGAGAAATTCAAAGAGCTGTACGAAGCAGCCGAAAGAAAGACCAGTATAAAGAAAAAGACTATTCCTGCAATGGAACTGTTTAGTGACTTAATTAAAGAACGTGCTGAAACAGGACGTATCTACATTATGAATGTAGATCATGCTAACACACACAGCTCATTCAAAGACTCTGTGTTTATGAGTAACCTTTGTCAAGAAATTACACTGCCTACAGATCCACTACAGCATATTGATGGCGAAGGCGAAATTGCACTATGTATTCTGTCTGCGATCAATGTAGGCATAATCAAAGATGTAAAAGACCTAGAAGAACTATGCGATCTTGCTGTTAGAGCTTTAGAAGAAATTATTGACTATCAAAAATATCCAGTCGAAGCAGCCGAGCGTAGTACAAAAGCACGAAGATCTCTCGGTGTTGGATACATAGGCCTGGCCCATTACCTTGCCAAGCATCATGCAAAATATGAAGATCCAAAAAGCTGGGAGCTAGTACACAATCTAACAGAAGCATTTCAATACTACCTATTGAAAGCATCAAATAATCTTGCAAAAGAAAGAGGTGCTTGTGACTATTTTGATCGCACTAAATATTCCGATGGACTGCTACCAATTGATCACTACAAAAAAGATCTTGACGATGTTGTTGATGTGAAGTTACAATATGATTGGGAAGCATTAAGAGCAGATATAAAAGAGTTTGGGTTACGTCATTCTACCCTATCTGCGCAGATGCCTAGCGAAAGTTCAAGTGTAGTATCAAATGCTACAAACGGTATTGAACCGCCGCGCGGTTATTTAAGTGTTAAGAAGTCAAAGAAAGGACCATTAAAGCAGATTGTTCCGCAATACCAAACACTTAAAAATCATTACACATTGTTATGGGATATGCCTAACAATACTGGATATATTAATATAGTAGGAGTCATGCAAAAGTTTTTTGATCAAAGCATTTCAGGCAACTGGAGTTATAACCCGACACAGTTCGAAAACAATGAAGTGCCAATGAGTGTTATGTTTAATGATTTACTTACAACTTATAAGTTAGGTTGGAAAACTAGTTATTATCAAAATACTTACGACTATAAAACTGATGACGATATACAAGATGAAGTAGAAGAAATAAATACTCAATCAGAAGTACTAGAACCTATACAGGATGCAGAAGACTGCGAAGCCTGTGCAATTTAAACAAGGATAATTTATTATGGGACGCACAGTTTTTAACAGAGATAAAGTAGATTTTACCAAACAGAATATGTTCTTTGGTAAAGCAGGCAACACGCAGAGATATGATGTATTTAAATTTCCTGTCTTTGATAAATTAAATCAAACTATGCTTGGCTACTTTTGGCGTCCTGAAGAAGTTAGTTTACAAAAAGATCGTGCAGATTACGAAACTTTTCGTCCGGAACAGAAGCACATCTTTACCTCCAATCTAAAGTATCAAACTCTGCTAGACTCAGTACAAGGTCGCGGGCCATGTCTAGCCTTTCTACCTCATGTAAGTATTCCTGAACTAGAAGGCTGCATTGTTACTTGGGACTTTTTTGAGACTATTCATAGTCGTTCATACACGCATATTATGAAAAATGTGTACGCAGATCCAAGTGAAGTATTTGATACAATCTTAGACGATCAAGAGATCATTGAACGTGCAAAGTCAGTAACAAAAAACTATGATGCTTTTACAGATGCCGCCGACAAATTCTTTTATCAAAAGAAAGGCGACATGAAAGAAGTAAAGAAGAAATTGTTCCTTGCTATGATGAATGTTAATATACTAGAAGGTTTGCGTTTCTACGTATCGTTTGCTTGTACGTTTGCATTTGGCGAGCTTAAATTAATGGAAGGCAGTGCTAAAATTATTTCGTTGATTGCTAGAGACGAGGCACAGCATCTTGCAATCAGTACTCACATCTTAAAAAACTGGATGAACAAAAAAGACGATCCAGAAATGGTAAAGATTGCAAAAGAGTGCGAAGAAGAAGTTTACGAAATGTGGCGCGAGTGCGTAGAAGAAGAAAAGCGTTGGGCCAAGTATCTATTTAAAGACGGATCTATTATTGGTTTGAACGAAACACTATTAGGCAAGTATGTAGAATACATTGCAAATAGAAGACTCAAAGCACTAGGGTACGATACTATATTTGAAGCACCTGTAAACACAAACCCTTTACCTTGGACACAGCATTGGCTTTCTAGTTCAGGTGTGCAAGTAGCACCTCAAGAAACAGAAGTAGAAAGTTATATTATAGGCGGCATCAAACAAGACGTTGATAAAAACGTACTCAGCGGTTTTAAACTATAAATGGAACTTGCTCTTTTAACAGCATTTATAATTAAACATTTTGTAATCGATTACTGTTTACAAACCTCCTATATGATACAGCATAAAGGCACGTACGGTGCTTGGGGAGGTATTTGGCATTCACTTCAACATGGTATAGGGTCAGGAGTTATATACTTGACAGTAGGCATACTTCCTGCTATACTAGCTTTAATAATTGATTATATTGCGCATTATCACATTGATTATGTAAAAAGTAATCTTTGGAAGTTGTATAACTTTGAAAAAACTGATAGAGGTTTTTGGATTATACACGGAATAGATCAGCTTTTGCATTATCTAACTTATGTGGCAATTTATGTGCTAATAAGTCAGTATTACGCAATATAACCTAAAAAAAGCATAATTACAAGTATAGGAGATAAAATGAAAGTAGAGATTTATAGTAAGCCAGCCTGCCCTTTTTGTGTACAAGCAAAAAACTTAGCCGAATCAAAAGGACTTGATTACACTTACAAAATGCTAGATGAAGATTTTACAAGAGATGAATTATTTGAAATCTTTCCAGGAGCAAGAACTTTCCCACAAATTATTGTTGATGGAAACAAGATCGGTGGCTTTACAGAATTTCAAAAACTAGTAGGATAAAACTATGGCATATTTTGTAGCAAGAGATCCGGACACTGCAAGTGGCGATTTAATTCCAAGTACTTCTGATATTTTTGTTGAAGATGAACTTATTATTTTAGATGGCGACAGTGTTGCTAGTCACGGTTCCGGATCACACAGTAACGCAAAAGTTGATGTAACATTCACATCAGATGTATTTGGAAATGATAAACTAGTTGCTGTAGGATATGACGCAGGACCGCCAGCAACTGGCGACAGAGCAACTTGCGGTCACGAGCTCACCGATTCACAAACAACCGTAACAGTAAATTACGAGGCATAAAATGTTATTAGAAACACCATACAAAGAAAACGATATTGTAAGTATGAAACTTGCATCAGGTGAAGAAGTTGTAGGCAAATTACTTAAAGAAGAAAATGATAGTTTTCAACTATCAAAACCATTAATGCTTACAGCAACTCAAGAAGGTTTTGGTTTAGCACCTTTTATGTTTACAGTTGATCCAGAGTCTAAATTTAATTTTAATAAAAATGCTGTTCTTTGTATATTAAAAACACACAACGATATGGCCAAGAGCTATATACAGAACACAACTGGCATTGCTCTTACAACATGAAACCAATCCTCACAGATATAGATGGCGTTGTTTTTGATTGGGAAACAGCGTTTCATAAGTTCATGGAACGAAAAGGATACTCGATTGTAAATCCTGACATCTATGCAGTGAATGAAATTTTTGGTATATCAAAAGAAGAAGGTAAAAAACTTACTAGAGAGTTTAACGAAAGCGGTCATATAGGATATTTAAAACCTTTACGTGACGCAAAAAAATATATTAAAAAGTTAGTTAACGAAGGTTATACCTTTCAAGGTATAACCAGTTTATCAACTAAACCCTTAGCAAGCTCTTTAAGAAGATACAATTTAGATAAAGAATTTTCTACCGATATGGATTGCATTTGTTTAGACACAGGTGCAGATAAAGATGAAGAACTATGCAAATATGAATCAGGACATTGGTGGATCGAAGACAAACCAGCAAATTGCGATGCTGGCTTAAAAGCAGGGCACAAAGTTATTATTGTTGACCATTTATACAATAGGACATATAATAATAAAGAAGTAATTAGAGTCTCTTCTTGGGAAGAGATTTATGATATCATTAAGGAGAATTAAATGACATTACATGAAGAAATAGTACAAGCCTTTAATAACTATTTAAAGGAAGCCGAAACCTGGGACGATAAAGGTGTTAAAGCAGCCGCAACTCGTGCCCGTAAAGCACTAGGCGATTTAGGAAAACTAACGAAAGACCGCAGAAAAGAAATTCAAGATAAAAAGAATTCTATGTAATGTGGGAATATTGGTGTAAGGCAATAGGCACCAAGGCTTACGACGATAATCGTAAAGCAGACAAGGTTGCAGTGATTAGGACGGTATGGATTGTTCTAAACATTGTAACCTGTCTTTTTATCATAGCTGGCAACTCAAAAAACCTAGGGCTTTGGTAGTGAATATAAGCGACGATACAAAAAATTATTTCAAACAAAAATCTATTAGATTTAACGAATATCAAAAAAGTAAAGATACAGCTCTTAATTTTATATCAGAACACGAAATCAAAAATGGAGATATGTGTGTTTTCCTAATGGTTGGTTCAATACTTTGGACAGCATCAAGATTAAAAGAAACATTAACCGAAGAAGAAATGTTTCAATTACTAGGAATAGATGATGACATCGACGAAGAAGATTCTGGTATCTACGAAGCGTATGAAGGACTTGACGAATATCATCTAGAAGATTTCCTATTAAGAATATACCTAGATAATAAATAATTCTCCTTAAATAATAGCGTAATATTATAAATACACGTATATTATAAACGGAGTTTTTATTATGGCTAAAGCAACCACAGTGTCTAGGCACGAACCAACAAAAAAAGGAACGTCAATAGGTCGAGGTTTGACAAAAACTGCGACGATGAACAAATCTAAAAGAAGAACATACAAAAAGTATAGGGGGCAAGGAAAATAATGTACGAATATAATTGTATAATAGTTAAAGTAATTGACGGTGACACTGTCGATGTTGATATCGATTTAGGTTTCGGAATGTGGTTAAGAAACGAACGTGTACGAGTCCATGGTATAGACACTCCAGAATCTAGAACAAGAGACAAAATAGAAAAGAAATTTGGTTTGGCTGCAAAAGCCTTTGTGCAAAAAACATTACCAAAAGGTTCTAGCCAAACACTAGTAACTGAAAAGCCTGGAGATGAATCAAAAGGAAAATTTGGCCGCATCCTAGGCAAGTTCCGTGTTTATGATGCAACTACAGATAGCTGGGACTTTATGGGTAATATTATGATTAGAGAAGGTTATGCTGTTCCTTATCACGGTCAATCAAAAGAAGATATAGAAGAGCTTCACTTAAAAAATAGAGAAATATTAATAGAAAAAGGTGTAGTTGAAATTTAATGATTACTTTTTGGGAGCCTATCTCTGGAGAAAGTTATCAATTTGATTATTTTTTTAAAAGAGTTAATCGAGAAATAGATGCTGACACCTATTTAATACAATGCATAGATGCAAAAGAACTCTTAGAAAGAAATCAAAAATTTTCAAAAGAAAAAAACTTTATTTTTTATTACACTGAAGAACTAGTTATTAGTGACGATAACGACTTCGACGTTATTTGGAGTCCGGTCAAAAAAATAATTGAAAACTTTTCTATACCAGAACATAAAATTACTTTTATTATAAACTATTATAGTAAAAGTGGACCCTCTGGTCTTACAAGAAAGTTTATGCAAAGCCACTTCGGTAATGTTACATTTGTTTTACTTAAATATTTTGAATTTAAAACTGGAAACATTCATAAATTTTTGCCACAAAGTTTTAATCCAACATATAATTACGGAAAAAAGAATTATTTAATTTTAGGCGGAAAGCCGTTCAAATATAATCGTATACCTGTTGGTATTGATTTGTACCAACAAGGTTTATTAAAAAATTCAATATGCACTTTTTATAAAGAAGATTTAGAACAAACTCTTGCTTTTTTAAATACAGAAGATAACTCCTACAATCCAACATTAGTAGAAGCAGTAATCGAACACACTAGTAAATCTGTTGACGGAGTAGCACTTGACTTAGGCTGGAATGGTCATTATCAAGGATACCCATATGATCACAGGCTGTATGAAAAAACAAAGTTGAGCCTTGTTTTAGAAACTCATTTTACTGATCATAGAGTGTTTGTTACAGAAAAAACTGCTAGGGCTATCTACAATCATCATCCGTTCGTTATATTTTCTTCTCCTCATTTCTTAAAAGAACTTCAAAGTCAAGGTTATCAAACGTTTGCTGATTTAACAGATGAAAGCTACGACAGTACATTAGGTGCTAGTGCTAGAAGGTACGAATGTATAGAATCTGTTATCAATTTCAATTATGATGTTAATAAAATTATAGAAATTACGAATCATAATAAGAAAAATTTTGATAAAATATACCAAGAAGAAGTCCAAAAAATAATCGACATAAACAAGTATTATACTCAAAATAGCTTGACTTTACATTAGAATCTGTTATACTAATAGAGTAATATTAGAAAGGCAGGTTTTTTTATGACTATGCATTTGGCTCAAGGTTTGAGCACCATAAACACAAAAAAACGTAAGAAAAAGGCATTAACACAGAAAGATATCGAAAGATATACTATCGAATGGCGTAAGCACAACAAACTTATGCGTCAAAAACATATGCATGATATGCAGTACAAAAGTCTTGACGATTACATTGCATACTGCAGAGGTGAAAAAAAGTTTACAACTACCTTTTCATCATTAAAACCCGAGAAAAAATACCAAAGAGAAACACCTAAATATAAAAGCCTCATGGAAGAAGCAGTAAAAGATGGTACTTTTTGTACTATGGGTACAGATTGCGGCAAGCGAGTAGAACCGCAAAAGTACACAGGCACGTTGATTAAAGGCATTGCAACTATGCACAAAAGCAATGCAGTTCCTGTCATAGACGACCAACACGCCAAAGACATAGCGAGGATGAGAAGATGAAGCAGTTTTTACATCTTATACTAATAATTGTAATAGCATTTGCTAGCTCAAGTGTTGCAAGTGACACAAACTTTTACAAAAAAGGATTAATCACTTTACCTAAACCTTCCGATAAAGAACTACACTGTCTAGCACAAAATATCTATTTTGAAAGTCGATCAGATAACATGGCTGGACAATTTGCTGTTGCTGATGTTGTATTAAATCGAGTAATAGATGAAAGATACCCTTCTAGTATTTGCGAAGTAGTTAAAGAAGGTCCTTTATCAGAATGGCATTTGCA